GCTGAAGGTTCTTTGTAAGGTAAAGGAAAGAAAGCATCTCTTAAATTTCCACCCGGAGCATCTACGTCTTTAAACTCTCCTGGTTGAATTGCTTTTGCTTCATCTTTTATTCTTATTCCTCTTTGCTTGAATCCTGCTGGCAGATTAGATAGCGTTCCCGCATCCAAGAGCTGTCTTAAAGCAGAGGTCGCCGTACGAGATAATCCACCAATCATGTGAATTAGACCAAAACCGTAGAACCCCAAACCTGGTAAAAATTTAAAGTGTACAAAATAATTTATTTTTTGTTTTTTAGGATCGTTCTGTTCAAAGTTTCTTTTAATAGATAAAACTTCTCTTGATCCTTCATCAATTGTTACAATGTAAGGAAGCCTGATTCCAGTTGGTTGGTTGTTTTGTCCTATGTCTTCAAAACCTTCAATATCTAAATTAATATGACACTCTAACAACGTGTACATATTTTCTGTTTTGCCTATTTTTTTTGTGCCTTCTAACTCTCGCTCTTTTTTGGTAACTTTGTCTTCAATATCTTCTGGCGGAGTCAATTCTACATCTCTATAAAAACCATTTACTTGTTGTTTACGTAAATCATTTTCTGAAATTTTAACTACGTGAATAATTGCTTCTGCATCTTCTAATGAAGTTGCCGAATAAGGAACTACTAAATCATCTGCAGGAACAAACTTAGATACAGCTCTTTCCAGTAAATCATCATAATAAATTTTTTTAAATGTTGAACCCGCTAATGGTAAATGAAATAACATTTGATCAAATTCAGGTTCGTACTCTTTCATGATATCCATAATTTGATAATTCATAAAATCTTTTACTCTTTGAGACTGTTGTTCTTTGGGTTGATCCGATACACCTAAAATTTGTGTTCTAACGGGTCCTTCAGCTGGTAATAATTCTTTATAAGCTCCTGCTTGAAACTGTGTTACCGCTTCTGCAAGAACTGGGTGAGTTGCACCTGATGCTCCTTGAAAAGGTTCGTTTCTATTATCGTATTTAAAACCTAAAAGATCTAGACCTTTTGTATAACTATCTTCCCAATCTTTTCTTGATTGTTTGTAATCCATGTAATTAGATTGCATTTCAGAGCCAATAGGTTCTAAAATATCGTCAGGTAATAGTTCTGCTAAATTATCAAAGTGTTGCTCTGTTCCAGGAATTCTATTTCCTTGGTCATAGTCTAATTCAACACCGCCATCATCCAATTGAGTAACTTCAAATGGCATATCAGAAGGAGTGCCTTGATCTATTAAATCAACTTCTAATTCTGGTCTTTCAATTTCAACTTTATTTGTGTTGGGTAGAGCTTTGTCTATATCGGCCATTTATTTTTTCCTGTTTATTTGTTTTAACTTGTTTTAATGGAACTTTCAACCCCTGTGAATTAGGTCCTCTTAAAGGAGGAATTGTCTTTGTCAATCTTTTAATCATTATATTTGCCAGCTTTCTTTGCCAAACTCTTATCAAATCCAAATACTTCTATGTTGTGATCAATTTCTTCTAGTTCTTTCGATATTTCTTCAAGTTGTTTGTGCCACTCATCATCAACGTAAAAGTCCACATCTTCTCCACCTTCTCTTGCAGGATATGCTGTTGCTTCCTCATACTCATCTCCAACTTTAGCAACTTTTTGTGTTTCAAGACCTTCGTCTACCACAACATCTCCACCTTTGTTAACTTCCATTTCTACTTTGTTATAAGACGATTCTCCTGGAACTGTTGAACTTGTTTCAAATTCTTTTGCAATTCTAAAACTACCATCTTTAGGATATGTATTATGATATAATGTGACACCTTTATATGTATAAACTTCTTGTCCATCTAAAAAAGCACTCGATGAAGGTTGTAATTTTCCTCTAAGTCTAATTACGTTTCTAAGATCATACAAATATTGTGGAACACCATCTGCAGTTTTAGCAACACTAGTTACAGCTTCTGCTGTTTTAGCAACTTTTGGTAATTCACTTGATATGCCTAATAATTTAGCAAGTGCCACTGTTCCAACTGCACCACTTACTTGTAAAAATTCTCTTCTGTCCATACCTTCAGCTTTAGCTAATGTATCTATTTCTTGTTCTATTGTTTTTGCCACTTCTTTTGTGGGTTTAACTCCTTTTGCACTAGCATAAGCTTTTAATATTTTTAAACCTGGAAATATTGGGGCTACTAACTCTCCACCAAGAGCTGCTGTTTCACCAACTTTAACCATTAATGAAGAATCTCCTCTTGCTATCATTTTCTTTTTTTCTTCATTCATCAATGTGTCAAGGCCTACTAATTTTTCTGTAGATGTAGGTGTTAAATTCTTTAAGAAATTTGTAAATATTGGACCACCAACAAATTTTGCACCTTGTTGTGTTTCACTTGGTACTTCCGTATCATCAACCATATTAGCGTAGTTTTCTGTTCGCTCATAAGATGACGGTGTTTTAAATAAAGGTCTTTGTATTACATCAGAAATTAAATTACCTGTTGCAGGTAATACTCTTGCACCAAACTCACCAATTCTTGATAATGTTCGCACACCTAAATCTGCAGCGTATGGAATGTTTTTATAATCTAATAAATCATTAAATTGTGCAATCTTAGATTTACTATCATCAAAGGTAGTAGGTGTGTCATCAATTTTGACACTATCAATGTTATTAAATTTAAATTCTAGTTCGTTAAGGAAAGAATCACCTTCAGGCTCATTAGGTCCTTTTGGTGAACCATTTTCATAATTAATCCTGCCGCCATTTGCATAGTTCATGATTTCCGGATCAGGGATCACGCCTCCTGATGCTGCTTGATAAGGATCTATTTCAGGAAGTTCATCTCCGCCCGTAAACCCTCCTATTCCAGATAAAGATTTTTTATTATAAAATTCACTTTTTTTCATCTCAATACCTTCTTGTGCAGTTTCTACATCTGTTTGATATGCTGTAAATAAATCAACTGGATTTGTTATTCCTAATTCAACAGCTTCTGCAACTTCAGCAATACCTAATATAACTCCTGCTAAAGGTAATTTTTTACCAAAACTTTTTAATATTTTTTTAAGTGTTCCTGGTTTTGTATTTTTAATTATTTTATCTCTATTTGCTTTTAATAAATCTACATCTTCAGGAGTTAAATCTTTTATTTTTTTACCTTTTAAAATATCGTTCGGGTCAATTGTTTTTGAAAGATCAAAACCAACAACACGGGTTTTTCCATCAACGTTTTTAACAGTAAACTGTTTATGTCCATCAGAAGCTTTAGCTAAAGTAATTCCGTCTTTATTTAAATTGTCAACTTTTGTTTCCCAACCTGATGTTTTGTTTTTAAATAAATTATTTCTTTTTTTATAAATTTCTCTAAATTTTAAATCAAATTGATTCAAATCTACCATATTCAAACTTGCGGGCGCATATCCTAAATTTCTAGTTGTTACATATTGACTATGTAAATCATCCATATGAGAAAGTTGTAAACCTGAACCTGCATATCCTGTTAATTTTTTTTCAATTGTAGGATTACTATATTTTAACTGCATTGTTTTACGAATATTATTAAAATATCTTTGCATGACGGATTTATTATCAAATTTTCTAAATTGAATTTTTTGTTCTAATGTTCCGTAGCCCGATTTAACTTGACGTTTAAGAATTTTGTTTTCAAATTTTTTATTTTTAAATTGTGATGTGTCGTAAATATAATCATTTGGCATAAAAGGATTTGGTTTCATATTAATTTTAAAAGTAGCACCAAACTCACTCATTTTAGTACCTGTTCCTATTCCTTTCTTTTTAAGAAATTCTGCAAATTGTGCACCTGTTAAATATCCTTTTGGGTATTTTTTATTTTCTAAGTCTAAATTTACTCTTCTATCTCCTCCAGGTAATTGTCTGTTTTTAAATATTTTATCTAATTCAATTTTAGTTCCAAAATGTTTTACTCTGTTGTTAGAATTTCCTAGTGTTAAATTGTATAATTTACCCTCATTAAATAATTTTAAATTATTTCCCGTAATGTCTTTAGTTAATTTTTGAACAAGTGAAACACTTCCTTGAGAAAAATTTTGTCTCATCATCCCGCCATTTGCTGCAGGGTTCCTGTCGTCAAAATCTTTGTACGGGTTTTCTGGTTGAGGTGCTTCTGATGCGGGGAACATGGTTCCTGGACCGTGCTGCTCGTTTATTTGTCTAATGATTTCGTCAGTCTCTGCACTAGCAAAATACTTCTCACCTAGTTTAGGTGTTTCCACATCGTCTAATGCTCCTGTTCCTAAGTTTAGTAAATATTTCATTATATCATTCCGCCTTGTGCTAAATTGATTATGCCACCTTCAGCATTATCAGTTTTCTTTTTACTAAGAAACTTTAATTTTGCTATTTCAGTAACTCTATCTGTTGGTTCCATTTTTGATATGTTTAATGCTTCCTCTCTTGATAGGAAAGGATTGTCTTCCATAAATTTAGCAAGTATGTCTATATTTCCTGGACCAGATTTTTGTGTAAAGAAATCTAACGTGTCATCACCGTAGACAACGATTTGTTGATCATCCGGTAAATCACCACCTAGTTCTTTAAATACATTTTCATTTTTAGCAAGATCTGGGTTAGCTTTTAATTCGTCTATAAAACCAGGAAAAGTTTTTTTAACATAAGGATCTGCATTAGGATCTTTAAGAGTGTTTTCTAATCTTTGGATTAAGTATTCTGCTTTAGTAAATTTACCTTCTCCTGCTTTTAAAGGTTTATTTTTATCTAATTTTTTTTGTAATGATTCAGTTACCGAACGTAGGACTGCAGCCTTGTTAAGTTTGCCGTCTGCCTCAAATAAATTATCAAATTCTTTCTTGCCACCTTCTAAAAATTTTATTTCTTCACCTCCCATTATATTATCTGTGTTTTTAATTTTGTTACCTTTTAAATCAAAAACAGGAGCTTTGTTACTATCAACAAGATTAGGTTTGTTTTTAATTGCATTTTTTGTTCTTTGAAAAACTCCTAAATTGTAAGTTAAGTTTTGTTTTTGTAAAGGACTTAAATTAAATTTACCTTCTCTTAAAAATTTAAAAGTTTTTGCCCAAGCTTTTTCTTGATCGGCAAAAGATTGTTCAAGTGTGTTTGCAGTATTTTTATTGACTGCTGCATCAAGGTCATCAAAAGTTTTTACATTAGCAAAAGGATCGCCTTTACCTACTTGAGACATAGGGTCCGTGATCCGTGATCCAAGAAGCGGGTAGTCTCCAACAAGGTCTCTTGTTATAGGTTTTATAATATTTGATGCAACGTCATCCACTCCACCTTTAGGAGTATCTGTTTTACCTACAAACTCAATTGCTTCCTCTTTGGTTTTACCCAAACTCATTAATAATCTTATGATCTCGTCCATTTAATAATATACCTTTTCTTTATGCTCTGTGGGTTCTTCGTCTACATAATCTTCAGGGTGTTGGACAAAGCCGCCTTGTCT